CTGCTGCTGCGGCGGCCGCCGCGGCGATGATCGACCCGAACGCATCGGGTGCCGCCTCCGCGTGATCGTCGAGAGGCCGATCGACTCGGGTGTGACGAAGACTTTGCCGAGCTGATCGAAATGCTAAGGCTCGATTACTTCGAGCAATGGTGCAAGGAACGTGACCCCGGAGTCCGGGAGCGCTTACATCAAAAACAGGAAGCTCTTGACGACATTGTTGTGCGGATGCGCGCAGCAGCCGACGAGATTGCTTTCGCAAAACAGCGGAATAACTGATGAGTGATAAAATAGATACAGAACAAACCCCATATGTGGGGGGCACCTTGGGCGACGCCCAGGCTGCTATCGCTAAATTGATGGAACCCGAAGGGCAAGCCGAAGATTCAAGCGACGTTGACGAGTCCCTAGAGGGGGGCGAGGCACTTGAAGGCGCTGAGTTTGAAGAATCCGAAGAGGACTTCGACGCAGACGAAGAAGATGCCGAAGACCTGGATGACGACTACGACGAGGACGAGGGCGAACCAGAGCAAGCCGAAACATTCACCGTAAAGATAAACGGTGAAAACGTAGAGGTTAGCCTTGATGAGCTTCAGAACGGTTACTCGCGCCAGGCCGACTACACCAAGAAGAGCCAAACATTAGCGGAAGAGCGTAAAGCCTTCCAACAAGACCGAGACGCGGTTCTTCTTGAGCGGACACAGTATTCCCAGTTACTGGGAGCTTTGCAGCAGCAGCTACAGGCTTTTGACGAGCCAGCCCCGGACTTCGATCGCATGTACGAAGAAGACCCGATAGAGGCAAGTCGCCTTGAGCGACAGTACCGACTGCGTACTGAGCAGCGAGCGCAAAAAATGCAAGCCATTGCAATCGAGCAGCAGCGTGTGAATGACGCCAACGCTCAAGAGCAAACGGAGCAAATGCGCGGGCTTATCACTCAGGAAGCAGCCCGACTACCTGACGTCATCCCGGAGTGGAAAGACGAGAAGGTGGCGAGCCGCGAACGCGAAGAGCTAAAGAGCTACTTGCTCGATAGCGGCGTTGCGGAGGAGGAGCTTGGCGCACTCGTGCGCGCTAGCCATATCGCAGTATTGCGAAAGGCGATGCTCTTCGACAAAGGCCAAAGCCGGGTGCGTAAAGCACGCAAGGCTGGCCAATCGGGCAAGACAGTCAGGTCAGGATCTCGTCAACAGCAGGTGAAGCCAAGCGCTCGCAAAACTAAAGCCGCGTATCAACGTCTCAAAGAGCGAGGCACTGCAGAAAATGCAGCCTCATTGATTGAATCTCTTTTATGAAGGCTTTAACTAATGACTATTATTGCTAACACTTTTCTAAAGTACGACGCCAAAGGCGTGCGGGAAGATCTCTCTAACATTATTACTATGATCTCTCCTGAGACTCGACCTTTCATGTCAAACATGACCAAGAGTCGCTCAGTCACAAACACATTCTTTGAATGGCAGACTGACGATTTAGGTTCGGCGTCAGCTAATCATCATCTTGAGGGCGATGACCTAGCTTCGTTCACCGCAGTGACCCCAACAGTTAGGTTAGGTAACTATACGCAGATCAGCCGCAAAGACTTCATTGTGTCTGACACGATGAGCGCGCTGGATTTGGCGGGCCGACGGGCAGAAGTCGCCTACCAGATCAGCTTAGCGGGCAAGCGCCTTGCTAACGATATGGAACATAACCTCTGTGGTTTGAACCATGCAGCGGTTGCTGGCAACAGCACGACTGCTCGTAAGACTGCGCCACTGGCTGCGTTCATCAAGACCAACACATCTCGTGGCACTGGCGGTGCTAACCCAACGGTATCTGGCGGCGTGGTAAACGCAGCGGCTACTGATGGAACTTTAAGAAATATGACCGAGGACATGCTCAAGTCAGTCCTGCAGGGCATCTTCACCAACGGGGGCCAGCCTCAATTCGTCATGGTCGGGCCGCACGTTAAGACGGTGATCTCTGGCTTTGGCGGCATTGCTGCTCAGCGTTACATGGCACCTTCTGACGGCCCAACAACTATTATCGGTGCCGCCGATGTATATTTGTCAGATTTTGGTTCAGTCCAGATTACACCCTCTACCAAGAGCAGGCCACGCGACGCTTACGTCATCGACCCTGATATGTGTGAGGTTGCGACGCTTCGACCTATCCAGGCTGAAGAACTCGCCAAGACCGGGGATGCAACGAAATTTCTCACCTTGGCTGAGTACGGCTTGGTCGTCACTCAAGAGGCTGGTTTGGGCGTAGTGGCTGACCTTACCCACAGCTAGGAATAATCGATGGAAATAAAACGCAACCTTTCTAACGATGCCACAACAGGCATCAAATCAGACTTCGTTTACGAAGCCGGCGAGACGCTAAAAGACGACAAAATCACCATTGCGACATCGCAAGACGTGACGGCAATCGTTGAGGCGAATAAGCGATCCCGTAACGAAAAAGATCGACACCAAAAGCATGGTGAGTGGTCAAAGGTTGCGTCCATTCCATTGAGCGTTCTGTACGACCTGAAAGCGAGAGGCATTGCCGACGATCCTAAAAAGATGCGGGCATGGCTTAACGACCCAGATAACCGTGCGTTTCGCACGCGAGACGCGCGTATCTGATGGCGATCTCGACGTACTCAGAGCTCCAGGCGAGCGTAGCCGATTGGCTCAACCGCACGGATCTGACGAGTGCGATAGGTGACTTTGTGGCTTTGGCGGAATCGCAGTTTAACCGCAGCATCCGCCATCGCTACATGATCACTCGATCTCAGGCGACGATCGACAGCGAGTACAGCGCAACCCCGGCAGATTGGATTCAAACAGTCAGTCTTATCTTAGAGACTAACCCAGTAACGCAGATGGAGTTTGTCACGAACGAGGCGCTTAACGCGCTTAAGTCGGGCAGTAGTGCAACGGGCACGCCATCGCGCTACAGCCATGTCGGCACTGAGATACAGGTGTTTCCATCACCAGACAATACGGCGACCGGGTACACGGCAGAGCTTGTCTACTACGCAAAGATCGCGGCTTTGTCCGACACG